TGTACCTACATCTGGCCGGGCATCTTTCAAAGCCTGAGCATCTGAAACTTTTCGGAAAGGGCCTAGTTGAGGTTGTTTACGCTCAAACTCTTCCGCAGCAACAACTGAACCGTTCCATTCTTTACGCATTTCTTTATAAGGAAACCTGAATCCCGAACGGTCTGAAATAAAATAAGCTTTTCTACCAGAGGCGTATCTAGGCATTAGTTCACCCGTAAGTATTGATACTGCGGAGTTACATTAAAAGAGGATCTGTCCCTATCTTCGGTACGAGCTCTGTCAAACTCTTCCTCATAAACAGCTTTTAAAAGTTGCACCCGGTCAGGGGCACGTTTAATAGCAATGTAATAAGCTAATCCCGCGGCTAAACAAGGGTAAAAACGAAAAGGAACTTCCACGGTATTAGTCATCGTGTCGGCATCCTCTATCCTAGTTAGCGCATTATACACTATGGTATCAGTGCTATTTTCAGGGGTGGGGTACATTTTTAAAGAAGGCGTTACTTGTCTATCTAAAAAAAATTGACTAGGGCGGCCCTGTGTTGATTTAGTGGGGATATTTAAGAAGTCGTCCCGACTGACTCGTTGTAGACTGTAATCTACACTATCTCTTCTAGCCACCACAGACAGGACATCAATGACATCCGTGCCTAAACTGTAAGCATTAGTCCCCTGTGTTAGGGCTAATGTCCTTTGTGCAATGGTCCACTGATTTAAACCCCTGTTCGCCCAATCAGCAAACAAAAGGTTTAAAGACCTTTTTGCAGTCTTTAAATCATAACCGGTTCGTACTTCCAAACCGCAACGCTCAAAAGCCTCTTCGATATAGTCATCGACCGCAAGTTCAAAATCAGTAGATCCAGAAGTCGTCATACTACTTCTTCCTTACCATACCGCCGCTACGCATCTTTTTGACTGCACCGCCTTTTTTCATCATCATCTTAGGCTTTGCCGCCATTCCACCACCGCGCATCTTTTTGACTGCACCGCCTTTTTTCATCATCATCTTACGAGGTTTCATTGCCATTTTTTAATCTCCTATATAGAGTTTGACGTTTTTCAAAAATATCTTGAGCGTTGTACTCTTCAAGATATTTATCATAATAGCCTTTTTTTAACAACTTGTCTGCTGATTCTTGCACTTGAGACAGACGTTGTACAAAAATCATTGCATATTCTTCTTCAACAGTATGCATAAAAGAACTATCATCTATAAAATCATTAGGTTCATCGTGAGGGTGAAACCCCATTAGCCAAATGTCTTTATCTATAAAAACCCCTTCAGAAATACATAAATTTAATTTATCTAAGTATTCATGGAAATCATCAGGGTCTTCGTTAAAAGCCATATCTACGATTATAACCAATTCAAAGTTGGGGTCCCATTGAGATATAGTGCTGTATAAAGTTTGGAAATCATTATCGTACTTAAAAAGTATTATAACTTTATTTTCCTGCCATGCTTTTTGTGCATAAGGACAAGGCGGTAAGTTATTATAAAAAAAGTTTGGTTTTTGTAAGGTGTGGTCTGACCAAGCCATTATCTCTTGGCAAATGTCCTGTTCTTTATCTATGTAAAAGCGCAGGTTATTCATGCTTGAGACACCGACCCGGTTGTTCGTTTGCGGCGATTACTCATAACCATCCCACATCCCCGTGCTACAGCCGTTCCCGGTATACTGCTACCCCTGAAAGGGCGTTTAGCTTTGGTTTCATACCCCACAGAACCCCCAGACTCCATCTTTCTTACTTTTGCCGCCTTAGTATTAGAGACAACAGTTTTGCCTTTGCTGCCCTCACGTTTCTTTTTACGAGCAGTTTTAGCTCTTTCAGATTTGCTAAGACTATTAGCTTTGGACCTTGGAAGACAACGATCAGGCCTCTTTTTATTTTTTGAAGTTCCACACGGACCTTTGATAGAGCCATCAGTTCCAATCCTCACCCAATCTTGGTCTAACCATTTTTTAAGTTCCCCCATTACTTGCCCTTTCGCTTACCACCTTTTGATTTCTTGGCGTAGTTTGGGTCTTTACAGTACTTTGAGGCTGCCAAGTTTGCGTACGCTGACGGGTAAGTGTCAAAGGTGCGTTTGGCCCAAGCCTTGCCCTCCGGACAAATCTTGCTGCCTTTTGATTTTGATGACGCATTTTTAGATTTCCTAGAATAAGCCATTATATAAATCTATTAGCAATGGCGGTAGCAATTATTAAAGCGGCTATGCCCCACAAGCGCATATCTAATTTATCCAACTGTTTTTGAATATGATCATAACGACGATTGCATTCTTCTTCGTGTTTTTCTAACAATTTAAGTACATCATCAGCTTTCATGTCAACACTTCCATCTTTTCCTAGCTTGTCTTAAACGAGAATTTGGATCTTTTGCCGCTTTTGGAAACTTTTTCATTTGACCAGCACTTCTAGCACAGAAAGATTTCCTACGTTTCGCGTCTTTTGAACCTTTTTTTACCTTTCCCGTAACCGCAGTTTTTAATTTAGATCCGGGGTTTTTTCTTCTGTACGCGGCAACCCCCGCCTTAGTCATTCCCGCCCCTGACTTAGTGGAGCGGAAATTTTTTTTGTTACGAGCAGGCATATTATCTTTTTTACGCTCTGCCATATTACGGCTCAGTTAAAGAATACAGTAACTGCGGTGATAGCAGTAAAAGCTGTTACGAAAACATCATCTACTCGTACCCCCTCCGCAGGTATATTTACTGAGTGTATGTCAGAAGCTTTAAAGTCTAAATCTATTGCAACCGCTCCACCGCTACCATTAGTTATGGTTAAACGCGGAGTTCCCGTAGTAGTCAAAACTTGCATCTGACGAATACGAACAGGACCAACGCCCATTGACCCCGTGGCTGTTATACGTTTTGTTCTAACGTCAGAACCTGCCATCGTTGCCTCCTATTAAGCTAGATTATTATTCTGCTGATACAAAACTGTAAAACGAACTAGACCTGCGCTTGTTGCGGCAGAAGCTGTAACAGTTAAACGAATGTCCGCTGTTCCAGTGTCCTGCCAAGCTAGAGCAGCACCAGCTTGTGTTGTTGGGTACTTACGTCCGGCGTCTGTTCCAGATGCAAAAGTGTTCAGAATTGTAGCTGCACCACCTACAGTATCACCGATACTAAGGTTGGTTGTGCCACTTGCTGCTGTAATAATGTCAATCACACAGTCAATAATCTGAGAGTTTGCAGGGATAACAACATCTGTTACTTGTGCGGCAAGTGCGCCACCAGAAAGGTCTGCTGAAAAAGTCTGAGCCATGACAACCTGACCAACATTTGCAATATTGGTTCCAAGGTCTGTGCCCGTGGTGTTTTTGATAGTTCCGGCCTTAATAGGACCAGAAAAAGTAGTTGTAGCCATGTTAATCTCCTTGTCGTGGCTAATGTCTGCTTAATTGCAGTCAAGTAGATAAATGTATCATACCTTAAAAAAGAAAGGGCGGCAAGGTTAGTTAATACCTAGACCTTACCGCCCCAACTTCATCTTTTACGGAAGATTATTTATGCGCCCGGAGTACCGAACACACAACGCCAATCGGATACGCCAAAGCTATAACGCTCACGAGCTTTAAAACGCATATTCCCTGTATCAAAATCGCCTTCCATAGCAGTCTTGATAGGAGAACGGTTAAACATTTTAAATCCGTTTGGTGCATCTGTTTTAATGAAGAAAGCATCGGTATCTGTAAGGAAGTGGTTTACTGCCGCTCCCTCTGGAATCATGCCCATATTCTTCATTGCGTTTGCATCGTTATCAGCAGTTCCTACACGTAGGTTTGAGTTCATCACTCTTTCTGCAATAAATTGCAGTTCTTTTGGAATGATTAACTTTGTACCACGTACAGCAACTTTTAGGCCACGCTCATCCGTAAACCCTGCAATGTCGATAAGCATTTGCTCAAGAGAAGTCTCGTTGAGGTCTGCCGCAACAGATAACAGGTTACGTTGGTTTCCAGATAAAGACGGGTGAGCCGCAGAACAAAGAGCCGCACCGTCACCGATTGGTGATGCGGTAGAAAACGCATTGTTCAAAATTGCAGCCGCCTTAATCTGCTTTGTTTGAGCCATTGAACGAGCCAATGCCTTTGTGTAACGAGAGGCTAGACGATCATAAAGATTGTCTTCAATAGCTTCCTCAGTGATAGAGAACGCTAATGCAATCGTTTCATGTGTGTAACGAGCAGTGTATGTTTCTTGTGCATCGTCAAAGTTGATGGCTGCGCCTTCACCTTTAACTGGTGCTGTAGAAAATCCACCGAGCATCACCTCTTCTTCAAAAGCACGATCTGAAGACTCTTCTTCAAAAACTTCAGCATGCTCATTTTCGTAGCGATCGTACTCAAGACCGAACAAGGCATTCAGGCCGGGTTCAAGCTCTTTCGCTAGTTGTGCGCGAGAAATAGCCATTATCTATCCCCTCCTTATATGCCGGTTGACAACGAAGTCGTTTGCGATGCCGAAGCTGCAACCGGTGCGTTGTGATGAAAATTAAACCGAACTACAAAGTTCACTCCAGCAGAGGCGAAATCTAAGTTAGCTATATCTTGCGATAAACCAACAATACGCATGAAGAGTGTTGCAGTATTAGCTGCGGTAGAAATATCTAGTTCAGCAGTGGAACGACCTGTTGAGGTTGAACCAGAAGTCGCTGTTGCAAGAGAGCAGTTGGTAAACACATCAGCAAGAGCAGTGGCTCTGTCTGTAGTTGTTGTATCCGCGGCTACCATGAACAGTTGGTTCGGGTTGTCAGCTACAAAGGCTTTTACTGGAAAGTTCGTATCAACGCTTACGTTGTTAGAACCGGGCCAGTAGTTTTTGAAGACAGTCTTTTTTGAAGAGCTATCTACATATTCTACGCCCATCAGAACTCCAAGAGCAGGTACTGTACCACCATTTGCGTTTCCAACAATATCAATTACACCAGCAGCTAACGGAATAACCGGAGAATACTGAAAAATTGCACTTGTGTTGTTGGATGCGATCTCATATTGAGTCACGCCAGTAGTGTTGGCACCTGCGCCATTAAGCCCGATAGGACGAAGACCAAAGGCAGTATCTTGATTTGCCATTTTACTTTACTCCTAATCAGGGCGGCCCCTATTTTTGTGGGCCACCAAAGGTTACACGAGATTGACGGTCAGGTTTACTGATCGTCATGGATGAATGTGCATTCTCGCGCATCATATCATGGTCTACCGCCTGCATTTGGTCAGTGTTTCTTTGAGAGAAATACTGTGACCGTTCTGCGACAGTTTCTAATGGTATTCGTGCAAGAATAAGTCCACCTACTCCAAACACACCTTCATATTTGCCTGATTCAACTACCGGGGCCTCAAAGTCTGGATACTCATCCCTACGGACTAATTCCCATCCTTCGCGCATTTTTGCGCTTACGTTTTTAGTATCGTCAAAACCACGGGTTTCAGCCCTAATCCAACGATGCTTAAAACCATCCGGTGCAGGTGGTGCGTCTAACATAGACGGGGGAGCCCACGGCCTACGCCTAGCCGTCTTTTCCCTAGATTGTGTTGCGCGAGAAGTACGTTTAACAGTACCTTCAAACATTCCATTCTGTTCTTCAGACAT